GAGCGTGCCCGTGGATCAGACCCAGCCATTCGCAGATCCTTGCTGGCATCTTATCTGATCATTCTGTCTGCCTTGGTCGCACGGGCACGCTCTATTATTCAAACTCTTTGTTCTTGAGTTTTCTAGCAGCAAGAACGGCTTGTTCGGCACGTTGCTGCCACGATCCATATTGTTTTGGACAAAGACATTCATGAATGACATCAATCCGTGCAATTAACCAATGGAGATTTAATGCAAGTTGTTCGGCACGGGCATGTTCGTCTTCGGGTATTTCATCAGTTCCATCATCTTCTGGTATTTCATCAAGATTATTGCTAGTCATGATTATTTCTCCAAATTGCGAAATGGTGCGGCGTATTCGCCCCATCGATCTGTCAACGATCCCATTCCAATTGATTCAAGTGCATTCTTTGCAGCAAGCAAATTACGCACCTGCTTAAACCCTTCAAGTTTTGTCTGTTTAGATTGCATTGCTTCTTGAAGTAATTTTCCAGCACTTGGAATATGCATAAGATGAAAATTCCGTTGAGCATTTGCTACTTGCTGCGCAGTCAATTCATCTTTTGCAGATTTTGGCCAGCCCTTCTCGATTAAGACCTTGCCACGTTTTTCCCCGATTTTTCCAACACCAGGAATCTTATCACTTGCATCACCGGTTAGAACACGATACCAAAAATATTTTGTCGGATTTGAAATTCCAACAATTGCATGAAATGTATCTGCTGTAATAAGTGCCCCATCTGGTGGAAGAACACTAATGGACTTTGAAATTAGTTGGCGCATATCACGATCACCAGACATAACAATGTATTTGTCGATACCTTTTTCTTTTCCAAGCGTCCAGTATCCAAGCAGATCATCGGCTTCCCAATCTTTACAATACCATGATCCAATGCCAAAGAGTGGGAGATGTGTATTTAACCACTCACGTTGCATTCGAAATGCCGCTCGTCGTTTTTCTAATTCCGGGTCTGGAACATCATGTCGTATTCGATATTCTGGAAAGAGTTCCCGGCGAAATGCCGCAGACCCACCATCCCAAGCAACCTGACAGAAGTTTGCTCCAGTTTTATCGAGTGCATCCCTAACGAGCCGTAAAAATCCGAGTATCATACCTGTCGGAAATCCACGACTCGTTAGGTCGGCACTACTCATGGCATGCAAAGCTCGCCATCCCACACTTGATGCATCGACTAAGAGCACAACCATTGTGTCTCTCCCGATTGGCTTGCTTTCAGCCATGAGTTGTCTGTTATTTTTTCCTAGGCAACAACTGCCGTCTCATCGGCAAGTTCACGTCGGAATCGACGGAGCCGTTCAAGTCCGAGTAGGCATTTGTCTTTATCGTAGTTGACGATTGGATGTTTGAGATTAAACTGCGAATCTTCCATCAGGTAGGCAAATGTTGTAAACGCTCCATTGCGATCAATGAAGCGGTAGTCGTTTTTGAACTTGAGAATCTCGGCACAGAGGCGTTCGCGCAATGCCCGTGTTTCTGCATTTGCCGGAACCCCAATTGGTTCATAAGTGACCTGATCCAGTGTCTGCGTATAACTACAGCCATTTCGGAAATGATTTGTACAGCCACGAAAAGCACGCCACTCACCCTTCCGATACTTACTTTCACCTTGGGTAACGACATCAAGCTTGCCACCACAGTGTGAATCCGGGCAGGGAATTGACATGCCTCGAATATTCTGCTGCTGTTTGAAAAACCGCTTTGCCGTTTCAAATGGATTTCCAGTTCCTGGATTGTTACCGGCAATACTCATTGTGATCCACCTTTCTTTTCATCCAGCATCTTGTTTACTGCAATTTGCACAATGCTAGTTCAAGATTGATGGAGAAAATGGCGGACCACGAGAAGTACCCACGTTATTTATACAATTCCCTGATTAATGGATGTACGTGATTAAGAAATACCGATTGATATGATTCACGTTGAACGCGTTGCCGAATTGATTTATAATCTGCAACATAAATTGCAGATTTATTCAATTTTGATCCAACAAGAAGACGAATTTTTTCAGCAATATTTTTTGGATCCGTTGTAACAAATCCCGGCCAGTTTGCAGCAGCAGGACCAAGGAGTTCACGATATGCCGGAGTATCTAAGAGTAATGGAATAGCACCGCTGATAATAGCTTCTCGAATAGCAATTCCACCATGTAAGTCCTGCTCCATCATGGCAATTGCACATTTCGTTCGAGCAAGAATTTTCGCATAACTCAAGCGATCAGTTGCATGGAGAAATGTTACATCAAGTCCATCGAGAAGTTCTGGCTCGAATTTTTCAAGCCATCGTGTCGTATCTGTAAATGCCACCTTCCCATGCCAGTTGCTATTTTGTAATAATCGAATTGCTTGGAGAAATTCACGATGATGCGTATAGTTACTTTGCGAACATCGTTGACCAAAGAGAATATCAATATCACGATTGACAACGGGAATCTTATCGGGAAAATATGTAACATCATATGTTAATGGCCAAACCAGTGCCCGGTCTGCAATATCCGGTGCTAATGAAAGTGCATGCTCTCTATGGAGTGAACTAATGAAAGCAATGTAATCGCTTGCTCGCCACGATTGGACTTGAAGATCGGTCATCCATGTCCAGTCACCAAGTGGATGCATATAATTCAATTGAATAATTTTCAATGCTGGAAACCGATACCGAATCTTTGTCGAAAGAAGTTCATGCTGACTAATCAAAATTGTACTGTCTTGTAAAAGTGGGTAAATTTTCTCGGCAGGAAAATTTGATCGCTGGTCATGATTATTCCTGGGAATTGTCACAGGATAAGTTTGACATGGCCAGATCGGTGATAGACCTGAAATTTGCTTCGGATCTGGAACAACTGCCCGGACCGTATAACAAGAAAATCTAGTTAATGCGAGTGCAAGAAATCTAGCAATTTGTGTCGTACAGCAAGATTGTAGGAGGAAGTGACCATCTGTTTTATCTTGCTGACTAAAAAATGGCAGTAAACAGATCATATTTTTATTTTCCAGGCATCATAGATGCCGAAGTTTGAAGACTCATGTTACACTCCTAAGAAAGTGCCCGTGGCCGATGCTAACCGGCTGGCTGACGGCCAGGCCCGTTTCACCGTTGACCGGTCGGTGACGTAACCATGCGTGTCTGCTTTCCACGCCGCACGGGCACATTCTCTTTAATCTTTCTCTGCATACACCAAGTCTGGATGTTGCTCTAAGAATCCCTCGATTTCAGTTGCCTTGAACTCCTCGTTTTTCCAGCTATAGATGCCCTTCTCTTTATTGAGCACCTTGAGCACACCCTCATCGGCAAGAAGTTCAACTAATCCTGACCAGGCAACAATGCCATTGGTAAAACTTGTAATAGCTTCGCACTTCCGAAATGGCGGGGCAATTTTGTTTTTGACACAGTCGACAACTATCCGAACGGCAATCACTCGAACGCCATCCTTGATATTTTTAGGATGACCTTTATAGAGTGACCCATGCTGAACCCGAATTCGTTGAGTTGCGGCAAACGGAACGGCATTCCCACCTGGTGTCGTCTCTGGATTGCCAAACATGACACCAATCTTTTCACGAATCTGATTGATTACGATAAAGATTGTCCGCTGTTTTCTAAACATCCGCATCAGACGCCGAAGCCCACGGCCAATGACCTGTGCCTTGCTGAAATCTCGCTTTTCACCATCAAGCATCTCAGCTCGTGTCGATGTTTGGGCTAACGAATCCCATCCAATGCAGATCAGGCAATCTTTATCCCGTTTCCGAATCTGATTCACACCGGCTTCTGCGTGAAGAAAGACATCTTCAACTGTATCTGGTTGAGAGTAGAGTAAGCGGTCCATATTCATTCCAATGGACTCGCCAAACTTCTCATCAAAAGTGGCTTCGGTATCTTCCAAAATACACCAGCCACCCTGTTTCATGACTTGAGCCATAATCTCGTAGAGGAGTAATGATTTCCCACCAGAGAATGGCCCGAAAATCTCAATAGCCCGACCAACAGGAACACCACCACCGAGAATTCTGTTAATTGCATAATTCCCTGTGGAGATCCATTCCAGTGGTGCGGCTTCCTTGGCATAGTCTCTGTATGGCACTAGCCCATCGCTAACTTTATCGCCAAGGTCTTTCTTGACATCCCGGGCAATGCCATGAATGAAATCGTCCTTTGCCCCGGTTGCCATTATTTCCGTCCTTTAGCACTTTCACGAAGTTTGGCAATTTCTGCTTTGGCAGATGTTGCCCCACTACTTGTTCGGCCACTACCTACTCGTGACGATCGAACTGGCTGTGGTTCTTCTTCCTCGACTGGCTGATGAATATCATTGGCATCTGGTGTTTCTGTGTTTGGATCTACCGATTCTTCTTTTTCTGTATCTTTCCCTTTTGTTATGACTTCATCTTCAGGACCACGATCACGAATAATTGAATACGGGTCTTCACCTTCCAAAACCCGATCGAGTTCTGCACTTGTCAACATGCGCTTCTCAAGGAATTCCAAAACATCTGGATACTCATCCATGATCCCTTCTGGAAGTGCCGTTGATTCTTTTGCCGGAAAGACATTGTACGATGTATCTTCCATGTTTTGCCCGACACGTTTGACAATGAGATCATATCCACTCTCAACTGAAAGAAGGTCTGGATATTCTCCATTGATCAGTTCAAGAATTGCCAGGTAAATTCGTGGTCCAAACATCCAATACTGCATCCCAGCATCGGCATTAAGCTGGTCAATAACAACTGTGAGAATTCGATTCCGAACCCAAATCCGACTTGCCAATTCATCTTCACGACTACCCTTCTTGGCTTTCTTTCTGAGCTGCTCTGCAAAGCCACAGATTGGACAAATTTCATCGATAATTGGACTATTCTGGAGACAATAGACTGCCCCCTTCCCATCTGGTCCGAGCCCATAATGTTGCCCAACCTTGTAGAAAAATGGAAGACTTTTATCTGGATTTGGCAAAATCCTCGGACGATTTGTCCCAACCTTTGGCCCCCAGTATGATGTTCCACCGCCACCACTTCGAGATGCTTTAGATCGTTGTTCTTCGAGTTCTTTTCGATAGATATCAAGGAGTGTATTTTCAGATCGCTTTGCCGGAACCGCACTAGACCCACGAGTCACGGCTTGCCCAGAACTTCCCTGCCCCAAGAGTCCTTTCAAATTAGCCATGCATGCCTCCCATAGAATGCACCACGTTTGAGTTACCGCTGCTGCCGTGAGAGTAGTTTTTCTGTTTTGCGATCAAGGTCAATGTCAAGTTCTCGTCGAAGATTTGTTGCTAATGTTACAAGCATGTCTTTCCGTTGATGAAATGCTTCTCTGGCAACTTTCAGTGCATCTTCATCGGTCTTGGCACTATAGTAATCATCTTGTGCAGGACCATAATCACGATTGATTAAGAGTTCGTTTTCAATCTCCTTTTCTGTTACACGTTTTCCCTGATTAGCTCGGCGGAATTCTAAAGAAACCTGTGCTGCTTTTTCATCCATCTTCCGTTTATAAGCATCTTTTCTACCAGTTGCCATAACATGGAGCATGCCCCAATGAGCATAGAGTGTTGGTTGCCGAGCAAGTTCATCGTTAATCTTCTCTGGATTAATGCTTAGTGCATCTTCAAGATCGGCAACATACTTCTTTGCCTTATCAAGTTTAATAAC